TGCCTTTATGAACGGCGATGCCAGTGTTATTGGTACCTTTTTCGAGAAAATGGGTATCGACGCAGATGCAGCCAGAGAGAAAATAGGCGCCTTTATCAACGGAGCCAAAGAATTGCTGGGGAAGCTGATCGACTTACTCGGAAAAGGATTTTCAGCGGTCAAGGATTTCCTCGGCGACATCTGGTCACAGAATGGGGACAAGATAAAAAATATCATCGACGGTCTTATCGAGATTATCGGAAAGATCATCACCATTCTGGGAAAAGCATTCTCGGCGGCCAAAGAATTTCTCGGGAACTTCTGGGAGGCAAACGGGGACCGCATCCTGTCCGCCATCGGCAGTTTTGTAGATGGAATTTCCGGAGCCCTTTCTGGCTTGATTGAGGTTTTCGGCGGCGTCATCGATTTTATCAACAGCGTTTTTTCGGGAGACTGGGAGGGCGCATGGGAAGCAATCAAGGAAATCGGTGTAGGAATCTGGAACACCATCTCATCCTTGTGGGAAGGCTTCTGGGATGGCCTTTTTAGTATTTTTGATGGTGTCATCGACAATATCAAAAACGGATTCCAGAGCTTTGTGGATTGGCTGGCAGATAAATTCAGCTGGATTACGGATGGACTAAATAAAATCAAAGACGCGTGGAACTGGCTGAAAGACTCTCCGGTTGGAGAATTTGTCGGCGGTGTTAAAGACACGGTTTCAAACGCGCTGGATTCAGCGGGTGATTTCTTATTTGGTAATCCAGACGAGCCTAAGCCCGCGACCGTTGCTACTTCCGCCAGAGGAGGAAACCGGACGAACAATGTCAACCAAAACATCAACATCCAGAACACCTTCTGCGGCTCCGACCGAGAAATGCAGCAGAAAGGTGCGGACATGATGGGCAAAGCGGCCAATGACACCTTTGACGAGGCGGCGAAGGGATTGGCGACAGGCAGATAACGAGAGAGGAGGGAAAGAAGTTGAATTTGCAGCCGGTCAATATCGGCGGAATCGAGTGCGATGCGCTCATCCACCACGAACTTGCGATGGAAGCTGAGATCCCTGATTATCCGGTGGAGAAAGGCTATTCGGTGCAGGATACCATGATCCTCAAACCGAGGACACTGTCTCTGACGGTCATTGTCACCAATACGCCGATCACCTTCCGCTCCCATGCCTCACCTGGAAGGGTGCAGGAGGTGGCAGCTCGTTTCCAGGAGCTTTACCAGAGCAGGCAGCTCATCACTGTTACCAGTGCCAAGGGAAGTTTTCAGAATATGGGCATCACCAGTCTGTCCCTCCCTTACGATGTATCGACTAAAACCTCGCTGGAAATCCCTATCGCGCTCAAAGAGGTGCTGACGACCACTGCCCAGACCGTCACCATCCCATCTGAATATGGTCGGGGAGGAGATACCGGTACCACGGCAGGAACGGCCAACACCTCTCCCTATGGCAGCGAGACAGGAACAGCAACCAGCACAGTGGGAAACAGTACAAGCAACGGGAATTCCTCCGAAGGCGGGGGTGGAAGCCTTCCTTACAACCTCATTGAATCGATAGCCGGAGAAGGAGCGGTTGAGTCGATGGTAGGAAGCGCTGTTGATTATTTTGGAGGTGGCTCATGATTACTGTGATTCAGGTGCCAGAGTACAACGACAGCTTCTCCCGCGTGGTGTTCAGCGGAAAGGAGTACCTGATCCGTTTTAGCTACAACTATGTGGGAAATTACTGGACGTTTGGGATTTACGACGGCAACCGCAGCCCCTATGTGGCAGGGATTAAGATTATCCCAAACTCCCCGCTCAATTTCTTTTACCTTTGCCACGACCTTCCGGAGGGGTTATTCAGTGCTGTTACTGTACAGGCTCGTATTGGCAGGGAGGACTTTCAAAATGGGAATGCACAGTTTGTGTTCATCCCGCTGGCGGATTTAAAGGAGGCGGTCGTAAATGGCTAACTGGCTGCGAGCTTATCAGTTTTCGGCCGGACAGGCAGGAGCTGCCGGCTTTGCGATCACCCAGCTGCACATCAATTTTTCGGTGGAAAAAGCGGATGTTTCTTCTCCCAACACCGCGAAGATTGCTCTTTGGAACCTCAATCCGGAGCACAAGGCGGCGCTGGAAGAAAAGGACTGCATCGTTACTTTAAACGCAGGATATGAGGGAAATACCCCCATGGTGCTGACCGGCACCGTAACCAACGTTGTCACTGAGGATGATGGTGCCGACCAAAAGACGACCATCGACGTGCTGGACGGCCGCAAGGAACTGCGGGACAGCTATGTGACCTTTGAGTACCTGCAGACCACCGATTCTAAGTTGATTTTGCAGGACGCCGCCGGTCAGATGGGGCTACCGGTTACCTTCTCGCAGGGCGCGACCTTTAAACCACTGGAGAGCTACAGCTATGTCGGACTTGCCAAAAACGTCTTTGACAAAGTTTGTGCATCTAATGGGTTGACTTGGAGCATCCAAAACGGCGTGATCCAGATCACCAAAGCGAACGAGCCAATTTCCACCATCGCCCATCTCATCAGCCCGCAGACGGGTCTGATCAGAAGCCCGAAAAAACTCACCCAGTCGGAGAAAAACTCCGGCAATGCCGAGGACAACAGCTCCAAGAACAAAGCACAGGCGGGATGGGAGATCCGGTATTTTCTTAATGCCGCCATCGGCGTCAATGACCTGGTACAGTTGGAAAGTAAGGTAGCAAACGGTATTTTTCGCGTGGAATCGGTCAAGCTCGAGGGCGACAATATGTCAGGGGATTGGCTGTGTACGGCGCAGATTGTGGAGGCAGCATCATGATTCAAAAATTTGTCCAACAAATCAAAAATACCGTTCAGGAATCGCTGGACGGGGTGCATACCTGTATCCCAGGGGAGATTGTTTCTTTCGACGCGGCTAAATGTACCGCCATTGTCAAACCGACAGGGAAATTTAAGCGGCCAGATGGGCAGAAGGTGGCTTATCCGCAAATTGCGCAGGTTCCGGTTCACTTCCAGCAGAGCAGCTCGCAGGAAAGCTGCATTTGCTTCCCAGTAAAACCTGGGGACGGATGCCTGTTGCTTTTCTCGGAACAGGCGTTGGACGCCTGGCGAAGTGGAGGCGAGGATTTTCCAGACCTAAAGCATGACCTAACCAACGCCATCGCCATCATGGGAGTGTGCCGGCAGCCAAACGAGTTGATGCAGGAGGCGCAGAACAAAGACGCCATTATCATCCGGCAAAAGGACTCCCGCGCGATGCTGTCCAACGACGAGGTGCTGCTAAAACGCAACGACGATCAGTTTATGCAAATGAAGGGCGGGGAAATCACGCTGCAAAACAGCGGTACTGTCCTGAAGCTGACGGGAAGCGGAGCGGACCTGATCGGAAACCTCACCGTCAGCGGACAGATCACCACGAAGGGCGATGTGATTGGCGCAGGCATCAGCCTGCAGAACCACACGCACAGCGGTGTAGAAGCGGGTGCTGGGAGTACCGGTACCCCGCAGTAAAGGAGGAAAGCATGAAAGACCTGTTGCTGGATAAAGATGGAGACCTATATCTGACCTCGAACGGGGATGTAAGCCTGACGGACAGTGTCCGCCAGGCTATTTTAATTCGCCTGCGATGGTTTTTGGGGGAGTGGATCTTCAATACCTCTTTCGGGATGCCTTACTACAGCCAGATCTTAATCAAAAATCCAAACACGGCGGTTATCGAACAGCTGTTCAGGCAGCAGATTTTAAGCGTCACCGAAGTAATCCGCATTGAAAGTTTAAGCGTGCAAATTGACAAACGTTTGCGAAAATGCCGCGTGAAATTTAAGGCCCAGACCACACAGGGCGCAATTGAAGAGGAGGTGCAGATCGATGAGCTCTAATTATGGCGTGACGCCTGCCGGCTTTGTCCCCAAAAGGATGGATACCATCTATAAGGAGGAGCACAGGGACCTGTCTGACGCCTGGGGCGTCAATACACTGGAAAATCCAGAGTCACTGCTGAACGTCATCCTGACCGGACAGGCGGACCGGCTTGCGGCGTTGTGGGAGTTGGGGCAGGAAATCTATCATAACCTGTATCCATCCAGCGCAGAAGGGGTAAGCCTTGACAACGCGGTACAGTTTGCGGGCCTGCGGCGCATCTCGGATCAGAAAACCTTTTACAATATCCTCTGCACAGGGGACGATGGCTCCGCTATCCCAAAAGGGACGATCATCTCCTCCATTACCCAGCCGCCGTTGCTGTTTTTGTGCTCGGAGGATAAGGAGATTACCCGGCAGTCCTGCAACAAGGCAAAAATCAAGATCATTTCGCTGGAAGAAAACGATGTTTACACCGTTGGAATCAATGGAGATCTGTACAGTGTCAGCAGCGGGGAGGAACCAAATGGGGAATCTATCCTGCAGGCGCTTGCAGCCAAAATTCCAGCCGAAGATTTTACCGCTACCGTGGCGGACGGAATGTTGCTGATTGAGGACAAAAACCAGCAAGGTAACAACACCCTGTTGCTGAGCGAAAACCTCACGACCGACAGTGTGTCGAGCCTCATCAATTTCGAGAGCCAGGACTACGGCAAATACCAGCTGCCAAACGAGTCGATCACCAAAATCGTCACCAACCGCACCGGTTTTCTGTCCTGCACAAACCTCATCGAGCCGGTTTTGGGCCGCACGCGGGAGACCGACGTAGAGCTGCGCCAGTCATACATCAAGCGCATCTCCGCCCACGCTGCCCGTATGACCAACTCCATCGAGTCGGCCATCTTGGATAGTGTGCAGGGCGTCATCTCGGTCAAGTGCTACGAAAACAAAACCAACCTCACAGATGCGTATGGTAGGCCGCCGCACAGCATCGAGGTGGTGGTTTCCGGCGGCTCCGACATGGAGATCGCGCAGACTATTTTGGAGCAAAAGGCCGGCGGAATCCAGACCTATGGCGCCACCAAAGTGGAGGTTCCAAGCGATGACAGCCAGCCGGTTGAGGTGTGCTTTAACCGCCCGCAGCCGGTGTACGCGTGGTTCCAGATAGTGCTAACCCCCAGCCGCAAGGAGGCAATGCCGCCAAACTATGCGGATCTGGTTAAAGAGAGCCTTGTGGAGCAGTGCGACGAGATTTTGCCGGGCAGCACACTGTATATCCAGGAGTTGTTGGGGGACATCTACCGCAGCGTCAGCGGAGTAGGATACATCGATGTCAAAACCTACTCGACCACCGATAGTGGCAAAACACCGGAGCCGGAAGAGTATGGAGAGAACAAAAACATCGTGGCCGATGTGCGGCAGCGGATCGTGGTGGAGGACAAACGGATTGAGGTGGAGCTGGGATGAGACCGTTGATCGAGGATTTTCCGTCCCAATTTAAGGGCAAGCCGAAGATCGAAGCGCTGTGTGCTTGCTTTGACCGGCAGTTTGCGGAAATTGAGCAGTGCTTCCAGCAGCTCCTGTTCCTGCTCGACATCGAAAAAGAGGAGGGGGAGCAGCTGGACAGGATTGGAGACATTGTCGTTCTCTCCCGAGCAGAGGCGGGCCTGCTCGCAGCGCAGGGCGGCGTCATCGACTTTGACGTGATCGACGACGCCCGCTACCGCAAATACCTCAAATACAAGATTTTGGCAAATACCTCCAATACCACCTACCGGGACATTATCACCGCAGTGAAGACCATCTGGGATGTCGATAAAGTAAGCTATAACGAAAACACCGACGGCCCGGCCAGCTTGACCGTATCCTTCCCGTATGAATACAAACCTGGGGAGGATATCTTTTTGCTGCCGCCTCTGGTTGCTGCCGGAGTCGGCATCAATATCCGCGCGGAAACAACCATCAACACCGATTGCTCACCGCTGCGGGCTACCGCTTTTTCGTCGGCAATCCTGCAGGGGAGGATCGGGGAGAAGAGCGTTGTCTCAGCTAGTTACCCAGTGAGCACAAAACTGGTGCCGCTGACGGTAGCCAACATCGTCTACACGGTAAAAGAAAAAGAAGGAGAGGGGAACCTATGAACGATAACCTGACGGGAACGGTCCTGCCGTCGAGCAACGGCGTTGTTGTCAAAGAGGACAATGTGGACTACTATGCCGTCGTCACCAATCTGGGGCGGGAGTTGATTGCAACCGCCCTTGCGACTAAAACCCCGCTGCGCCTGACCCATATCGTGCTGGGCGACGGCGAGGGCAACTATGTACTCCCAGATCGAGAAATGACCAGTTTGTATCGGGAAGTTTGGCGCGGGGAATGCACAGTAACGCAGGATCCAGCGAACCCAAATATGCTTAATATCCGCACCAATGTGCCGGTCGATGTGGGTGGCTGGGAGGTGCGGGAAATTGGCGTCATAGATGAAAACGAGAACCTTGTTATCATCGCCTCTGCGCCAGGCTGGCGCAAGCTGGCGGTCATCAACGGCACATCCAACCCTATGGAAATCAACATCCTGGTTACCGTCACCGACGCCAGCGCCATCGAGCTGAACATCTCCTATGACGGCATATCTGCGACGCTCAAGGACGTCGAGAACCACAACAACAGCAAGGATAGCCACAATGGCCACTTCACCGACCCGAACCTTCACTTCAACGAGCAACGCCTAACTCGCCTGCGTGCCGGCACCAATTATGAGTTGGATTGCGAGAAGGTTGGCGGTGTGTTCCAGCTGACCGGCCTGCCGGAGGACATTGTGGATGAGCGGGTTATCGTCATTTTTGAGGCCCCGGAAATCTATGAACCGGGGAACACCTGGACGGTAGACGGCGTGAGCTATACCGTCAAAACCTCCAACGGGAAACCCCTTAAATCAAATAGCTGGATAAAAGGAACTATATTGACTGTGGTTCTCGACCCTGCTGGCAAGATACTGCACTTTAGTGCCTTGGGATCTGGCGGCGGGGGAACGGTGGTCAGCGAGACGGCACCAGACGATACCGACGTCAACTGGTTCAACCCGACCAACCGCCTGATGAGCGTCTACGCCAACGGCCAGTGGCTCGCCATCGCGGGCGTCTACGGTGGTACAGTGAACGAATAAGATGCAACCAAAGAAGGAGATGGAGAATAATGCAACCGACACCGAGAAATAAGCTCTACATGACCCGGGAGGATTTCCCCAGCTACAGCGACGAGATTGCCCGCGTCTACCGCCAGCTGCACCCCAAAGAGGAGAACAAGGAGGACGACATGCTCTGTAAGGATGTGACCTTCTGTGTCACCGAGGCATGCAACCTGGCCTGCACCTACTGCTACGAGTGCCACAAGACCAGCCGCCGGATGAGCTGGGAGACGGCCAAGCAGATTGTGGACGGGCTGTTTGAGGGGGAGTTTGTGGACAACACCGCCCCAGCCATCATCCTGGACTTTATCGGCGGTGAACCATTGCTTGAAATTGAGCTCATCGATAAAACGGTCGAATATTTTAAGCGCAAGGCATTCCAGTTGCGCCATCCCTGGGCCTACTACTACATGATCTCGATTTCCACCAACGGCGTGCTCTTCGAGGACGAGCGGGTGCAGGAATTTATCCGCAAAAACTACGGCCACCTTTCCATCGGAATCAGCATCGATGGGGATAAGGCGCTGCATGACTCCTGCCGTGTTTTCCACGACGGATCGGGCAGCTATGACGTAGTGTCCAAGGCGGCAAAACATCTGCTCCAGATGTACCCGATTGCCGGCACCAAGGTCACCCTTGCGCCCGAGAATCTGCCCTATCTCACCGGCGCTATCCGGCACCTGTACAACATCCCGGCCAACTGCGTGTTTGAGGGCGTCTGGAAAGAGCACCACCCGCAACTGCTATATGACCAGCTCATCGAGCTGGCGGATTGGATGCTCGACAACGAAATCTACAAGGATCTGTACACCAGCCTGTTTGAGGAGCGGTTTGTGCAGAAACCATCGCAGGAGGAGTACGAGAGGCAGAAAACCACTGCTTTCTGCGGCGGCAACGGACGGATGGTGGCCTTCGCCCCGGACGGGAAGGTCTACCCGTGCCTACGGTACATGAAGCACAGCCTGAATAACCAGCCGGAGCGGCCCATCGGGGAGCTGAGCCTGGGGCTTTACACCGACAAGGAGCACACCGAGTGGTTCCAACGGCTGCAGGATGTCACAACCTGGTCGAGCGCGGACGACGAGTGCCGGGACTGCCCGTTGCTGCCACTCTGTCCAACTTGTATCGCCTGGCAGTATGACGCGACCGGCGACCCGAACTGCAAAACCAAGCACCACTGCGGGATGTTCAAGGCGCAGATCGCGGCGAACTACTATTTTTGGACAAAGCTATACAACAAACTGGGACTGGACAAGCAGGCCGAGCGCCTGATTCCGATCCAATGGTATGAGAGGGGGATTTAGATGGCGTGCGCAACGAAAGAGACCTCTGCCTGTCTTTGTACCAGCTGTTTAAACGGCTGTACCAGCTGTTCCGGAGGTTGTTCTGGAGACTGTGACGGTAGCTGTTCAGGCGATTGCAGGGGATGCAGGGGAGACTGCTCCAGCACATGCCGTGGGTGTTCCGGCTGTTCTGGAAGTTGTTCCGGCAACTGCAACGGCTGTTCCGGTTCCTGCCAGGGAAGTTGCCAAAACAGTTGTTCGGCCAGCTGCACTGGCACCTGTACCAACTCCTGCACCAGCTGCACCGGTACCTGTACTGGTGGCTGTCAGACCAACTGCACCGGCCAGTGTGACAACGCCTGCACCGGTGAGAACCAGGCGGAATTGATCGCTCATCTGGGGGACAACATCGGCATCGGCAAAATTATCATGGCAAGTGACTACACCGAAATCAAAAACGCGATGGAAAATGAGTACCGCCGCCGGGGAATGGAGCTACCGCAGCCTTTTGAGAAGCAGCCGATCCCGGGCGAGCCGGTGATCCTGTCCATCACCAAAGAGGTTTTAACAGACATTTACGAATTTGACAAAGCCCCGGAGCATGACTGGCGCGAACTGTTCAGCAAGTGGGAGCTGGCAGCGGCCCCAAAATGGGCTCCAGTGCTCAGCCATATCAAAACACTGATGACCTCGATAGCCGTCAATGTCAACGCCGTGAGCGAAGAATAGGAGGAATAAAGCGATGAAAAAAACACAGGTTGATTTTCTGCTCATCGTCTCCCAGCTGTTCCAAAAACTGGAAAACGGGGAGGATTGTAAAAAGGAATGCGAGCAGGTCGCCAGGATGAACGATGAGCAGAAGGAGGGCGTCAGCGGGCAGCTGCTCGACCGCCTGCAGGCGCGGGACAGCAAGGAGGTAGAGAAGCTGGTTACTGCTGCAAAGCAGGTGGAGTATCTTGACCCCAACTACATCGACGACTTTGCCGCCGTCATCCGCGAGCCGTTTGCACTATCCACCCTTCAGGAGCGGCAGGAAATCGTAAAGAGGGTGCTCTCCCGTACCGGTTATGGCAAGGTGCTGATGGAGGACATCTTCTGGCAAGGTCTGACCCTGATCGCCATCAACATGAAAAACAACGACCTTCTGGCGCAGTATATCCGCAAGATGGAGCAGCTGCGGGACGGCTTGAACAACGAGGAGGAATAGTGTATGGAAAAGACAGTCATGGATATCCGCAAGGCGCTCATCGAGATGCCGCTCAACTCCATCACCTACCTGGAGATCCCCGAAGAGGACGGCAACTGGCTGGAGCTGGACCGCGTCAAGCTGATGGCGCTGGACACCTTGTTCAAGTCCTACATCCGCGAGTTCGGGCAGCCGGATGAGAGCAACATCACCTGGCAGGAGATCGTGGAGGAGTACACCAAAACCCATGCGCGGTACATCAGCGCCATCTATTTCCAGCTGCGCCAGAAGCTCGGCGATGATATTGTCGTGCTGCTTTCCGAGCCCTGCTGGCAGTTGGGGTATGATGCGGTGCAGCGGTCGATCTATCTGTACAAGACCTGCCCGAAGGTATAAAAAAAGAGGAGCGGATGCTCCTCTTTTTTATACGAACGAAATTTTTAACTTTTTATCCATTGCAGAAGCGAGTCTCTGCAATGTTTTGAGAGATGGATTTGCATTTCCGTTCTCTAATTTACTGATGTCAGCTTGTGAGATACCTGTTCTTTCGGCAAGCTGCTGTTGTGTTAAGCCAGATTCCTTACGTGCATCAATAACCGCCTGCATAATGGAAAGCTCTGGTTCCAGCGCATCCCATTCTGCTTTAAAATCTGGATTTTGTAACTGCTTTTCCAAGTACTTTCTGAAATCACTCATTGATAATCTCCTTTCAATCGAAGGTATTCAGCACGGTATTTTTTTGCCCTTTGAATTTCGGCAGAAGGCGTTTTTTGCGTTTTTTTAACAAAACCGTTTGTCAAAATAATTTGCTTCCCATCGTAGAAAAAATAAAGAGTCCTGGTAATATTATTCCCCTGTTTTGCTCGTATTTCAAAGATACCATCCCCCAATGGTTTGGAGTATGGTTCACGAAGTTGGGGGCCATTTGTTTCCAGTAATGCAATGGCAAGCAAAATTTTGGCACGCATTTTATTGTCAAGGGAATCAAGAAACTCTTCTACGGGACAGCTTCCGTCTTGTTTTTTGAAAAAGTTAATGATGTAGTTCGACATGTGAGTTCCTTTCGATATTATCTTTTATACTTATATTATATGGGATTTATCCCATATTGTCAAGCCCAATTAATTAAGGAGGGAAAGGGATGCGCAAAATCTATGCAACCGGCGGCTGGCTCCACTATCCGCCGCTGGAATTTTACTACATGCAGGGCGAGATCAATGTGGAGCCGGTGCAGTTTGTCCTCCCGAAGACGCGGAAGGAGGTTGATCTGACCGCCCTGTCCTATCAGATCAAGGCGGTGTCGGAGGATTACGGCACCGAGGCGGCGTGGATTCTCCCAAAGCGCCTGAGCGAGGAGCATATCCTGCTGGACTGGGAAATCACCCGGGAACTGACTCTGATGCCGGGCCGCGTGATGCTCACGCTCACCGGCATCGACACCAAAAACAACGTTGTCGCCAAGTGGACAGGCAATCCGGCGATTATCCGCAAAGACCCGCAGGGGACACAACCGGTCCCGCCGCCGGATAAGCTGGAACAGTTCCAGCAGCAGGTCAATGAGGCGGTGGAGAAGATCACCGATGCCATGGAAGGGGCAGACAGTGCCCTCACTGAAATAAAACCCGTCCTGGAAGATGCCACCGAGACAGCAAGGGAACTGACCAAGGAATCGGAATCCCTGCGGCAGGTGGTCAACGTGCTGGAAAACCAGACCATCCCTGGGTTAAGAGATTATGTGGATCAGGCTCAGCAAAATGTGGCGGGGATGGTCGAGAACGCCAAAAGCTCCGCCATGGCGGCGCAGGAGTCGGCAGCTAACGCGGAGAGCGCCCGGCAGATGGCCGAGGAAATCCAGCAAAGCATTGCAACAGAGTCCAACGTTATCAAGGAGCGGTACGAGGGAACGCTGGAAGCAGCAAAACAGGCTGCATCCAGCGCGCAGAGCGCAAAGTCCAGCGCGGATACCGCCACGGCGGCCATCAACACCGTCAGCACCTACGCCAAAGATGTCGAGAAGTGGAAAAATGAGACCGCCCAGCTGAAAGAATTGGCTGAGACCGCGGCACAAAACGCAGCGGGCAGTGCAGCAGCTTCGACAGAATCGGCCAAAACGGCGGGCGAACGGGCGACAGCAGCCAGCGCTTCCGCGACAGCAGCAGAGGAAGCGAAAACTGCTGCTCAGACGGCAGAAACTAACGCCAAAGCAAGCGAAACAGCGGCCCAGAAAGCGCAGGCGGCGGCAGAGGAGGCCATCAAGCACTATCCCCGCATCGGGGAGGATAACTGGTGGGAGGTCTATAACCCTGCCACAGGAGCCTATGAGCGGACAGATAGCCGCGCACAGCTGGTGCCGCGTGGGGTCTACTCGGCCAGTGAAACCTATCAGCCGCTTGATGTTGTGACCGAAAACCAGCAAGCGACAGCTGCCTACATTGCACTCAAAGAAAACACAGGAGTGTCCCTCTCCGACACTGCTACCTGGTTTAAACTGGTCGGCGGTATTAAGGGTGAGAAGGGAGATCCTGGCAAGGACTATGAAATCGCCTACCGGTCGCTCACCCTGCCAGCAGCCAACTGGGCAGCGGACGAATCGACCGAAGCTCTGTACTGCCAAACGGTGACACAGGAGGACATCACGGCGCTGGTAGAGGCGGACAAAACAGCCCTTGACCTGTACGCTGACCTTGCGACCAGGCGGCTGCTGCGGGATCAGGATGTACTGGAAATTTGGCTTGAAAACCAGGATGGTACCGTCATCGTCTATGCGGAGGGAGAACAGCCGCAGTCAGACGTTACTGTCCAGGTAAGAATATTGCAGTAAGGAGGAATACAGATGAGTGTCATTTATGGCCGGCCCATTGTGCTCAGTTCGGGTGGGGGAGGTGGCTATGTGGTCAGCGAAACCGAACCGGAAAAGATAGATGTCCTATGGATTCAGCCAAATGGACTGATGAAATTCCACAACGGTACGGAATGGGTCGCTGTTGCAGGCGTCTATGCGGAGGAGGTGACAGGTGAATGAGTGTAGATAAAACGGTTTCACCAGCCTGTCTTTGTACCAGCTGTTTAAGCGGCTGTACCAGCTGTTCCGGAGGTTGTTCTGGAGACTGTGACGGTAGCTGTTCGGGCGATTGCAGGGGATGTAGGGGAGATTGTTCTGGCGATTGCAAGGGCTGTTCTGGTACCTGCAGAGGCAGCTGCAAAGGATGCAGCGGGTGCAGCAGCTGTTCTGGTACCTGCTCGGGGTCCTGCAGTGGCTGTTCTGGAAGTTGTCAGGGCAGTTGTACCAGTTGCAGCAATACCTGCACCGGCACTTGTATTGGCACCTGCACAGGACAGTGCAACACCGCTTGTACGGCCGAAGCGCAGGCAGAGGAAATAGCAAACCTTGGGTTGAATATTGCCGTAGGAAACCCCATTAAGGCCAGTGATTATACCCAACTCAAAGCGGCTATTGATCGGGAATATACCCGCCGAGGCAAAGGCACACCCACTTCATTCCCGGTGCCTCCACAGCCAAAAGGGAAGGTGCTTTTGAGTACGGCCAGAAAAGTTCTGGAAGATTTATATGCCCTCGATGGATTGCCGGAGCATGATTGGAGAGACAGCTTTTCGTCCGGCACGGTGGTTCCGCCGTCGAAGTGGGCACCGTCCATCGCATATCTGAAAACATTAGCGGCAGAAATTGTATAAGGAGGATTCTTTATGGATACTGATTTTTCGTATATGCTGACTTTTTCGAACCTGATTCTGAAACTAAACACCGGCGGAGATTGCGTTTCTGAATGCGAGGAGATCAAAACTTTTTCCGATCAAGACCAGGAGAGTATCGTCATGCAGTTGCTCTCGATGCTTGACCAGAGGTCCAGTGAGAATATCGAGAATATTGTTGCGACCTTAAAGTCGATCGGTTACCTTGACAGCAACTATGTGGATGATTTTGCAGAGGTAACCGGATTTCGCAGCAGCGACATGCTGGCGGAAGAAAAAATACCGCTGATTCAGCGTATCATCGGACGCACGTATGGCAAAACATTGATGGAAGGCGTTTTTTGGAGAACGCTTACCTTGATTGTTGTCAACGCCGGTGATAACGCCCTGCTGGCGCAGTATATTGAGAAGCTGGAGGAAGAAGCAAGTCAGGAATAAATGTATATTCATTCAAATTTTGGGCCTGCCCTCTTCCGATGATTCCACGCCAAAACAAAGGAAAAGGGATGAAAATATCCTGTTTTTATCGCGTGCCAGGCATCTCCATTTGGGTGAAGAATCGATAGAAGGGCAAGGCTTTCCAAAAATGAATAAGTAAAAAAATGGAGGTATCAATATGCAGTTGCGTAAGATGTGCGCCCCCCCCCCCGACTAACAAAATAGTCTTTTCGCATGAATATGCAGAAAAGGAAGGTCCTTTTGCCAGAGGGAAAGAAGGGGCGAATGGATAATGGCCTGCACAACCTATTGTACGCAAAACTGTTCCCGCACCTGCGCAGAGACCTGCTCGGCAGATTGCAGCAGAACCTGTTCCGGATGCAGAGGTACCTGCAGCGGCTGTTCCGGATGCTCAGGAACCTGTTCGGGTAGCTGCAGTGGTTGCACGGGCAGCTGCACCGGAAGCTGTACCAGCTGTTCAGGAAGTTGCACAGGCTCCTGTGTTGGCAGCTGCACCGGTCAATGCAACACCGCCTGCACAGCCGAAGCGCAGGCAGAACTGATTGCCAATCTCGGTCAAAATATTGCCGTCGGCCAGCCGGTGCGGGCCAGTGACTACACGCAGCTCAAAGCAGCCATCGACGGCGAGTATACGCGGAGAGGGAAAGCGGCGCCAGACGCGCTGTCTCCCATTCCACAGCCAAAAGGCAGTGTCTTGCTTCGTACAGCACAGCAGGTCCTTGAGGATGTGTATGGCCTGGACAGCATGCCAGAGCACGACTGGAGGAACCTTTTCTCTCCCGGGCAAGTAATCCCGCCATCCAAGTGGGCACCGGTCATTGCTTATCTCAAGGTGCTGGGGACAGAGATTGTCTAGGAGATTGATACGCAAGTCCTTCAATAGGTTCAAAGAGCAACTCAATATTCAGTAGGTTCTTCCTTTAAAGGGCAGTTGACAAAAAGTCAGCTGCCTTTTTTGATGCAATTTTTGAAATGAGGTGAGGGCAAGAGTGTGTAAGAAAATGGAAAGAAGGTGCGTCTGATGTTCCAGATTGAGGTCCGAAAGGCGGATGCGATTCTGCGCAAATCGGAGGTGATCACCAGCGGCTCTGTGCAGGCGTATGGCGCCTGCTTTGAGTTCGTGCATCCGATCTGGCAGTCCCTCATGAAGCAGGCGGTGTTCCGCTGTGGGGACATCCAGATTGGCGTGATGTTGGACGAAAGTGGCGAATGCGTCATCCCTTGGGAGGTACTGCAGTCCCCAGGCGAAGTACTGGAGATTGGTGTGTATGGTGTCCAGGGAAAAGACATCGTGTTGCCGACCATCTGGGTACGCGCCGGAACGATCCGGCAGGGAGTCGATGACTGCCCTGGCGGTCGGGCTCCCTCACCAGATTCCTACCAGCAGCTGCTCAGCGCCATCGGTGATTTGAAAAAGCTCCAAACGTCGGACAAAAGCAGCCTGGTGTCCGCGCTCAACGAAGTGCTTGCAAAAAGCAGTGGCGATGCTGCGGAGGACAGCGAGGTCGGGGATATGCTGGAGGATGTGTTCGGCGAGGAAGAGGAATCTGTGCCGGATGATCAGGTTGCCACCAATCAAGATGTAGACACCATGCTTGACGGTGTATTTGGTGATGCACCTCCGGTGGCTGGAGAAGTTGCTACTGACCAAGACATTCTGTCTATGTTGGATGGAGTGTTTGGAAATAAAGAAACTATGTAGAAAGTCCAATGGTATTAAGTCAAGAGGATGATACAAGAAAATTTTAAGTAGAACTTGGGAAAAAGCGTCATGTAGCATGGAAAAAGGCAACACCAACCAAAGCCCTGTCCCTGTAAATTTTTGAAACAGGGCTGCGACGTCAGAGCGGCAAGCGGTGCGCTCAACCCTCCGGCGGGATATACAGGCGGTTGTCCTTCAGCAGTCGAAAGACCAACCGGACCAGTTTTCTGGCAGTTAAGGCGAGTGCGCGTTTATGCTGGTACTTGTTAACCTCATGGTACTTGAGATCATAGTAGCGCCGGAACTCGGAGTCGCATCTTCTCACAGAGTTGGCGGCTTCCAGCAGGTAGTAGCGGAGATATCGGTTTCCGGATTTAATCATCCGGGAGTGCTCTGCCTCGAATTCACCGGACTGGTCTTTGTGCCAGACAAGACCGGCAAACTTGGCGACAGAGGCTTGAGAATCAAAGCGGTGGATATCGCCAATCTCAGCAATGATTCCGGCGGAGTAAACCTTGCCAATGCCGGGAATGGAAGTGAGTGTGTTTGGGATAATTTCAAACTGTTGCTCAATGGCCTTGTCCAGCACTTTGACCTGTTCCTTCAGTGCCCGCATGGAGGCGATAGATACAGACATTGCCTGGTTCACAGAGTTATTCACGGTAACTGGCAGACGGTAAGAATCTCTGGCTGCACTGCGAATAGCCTTAGCTTTTGCTACTGGGTCAGCGAAGTTCCTGCCCTTTTCATCAATGAAGAAAGTCAGTTCATCCAGATCGGCGTTTGCCAGATCATCCACTGTTTCAAACTGTTCCATGAGTGCAATGGTGGTGGCGCTGGTATTTTGAATATCCTTCTCCTGAGCAATACCGGAGCATTTCAGGAATAAGTAGTTAGCAAACCGTTGTTTCTCGCGGGTCAGGTTCTGAATGACGTCAAACCTGGCTCTGGTAAGGGTTCTGAGTGCCTGGTAGCGATAGTCGTCCATATAGACCTCCTTGGCGATCCTGCCAAAACGGAGATGGTCGGCAATCACAAAGGCGTCCACGAAGTCATTCTTAGGCAGGTCGGAGTAGGCTTCTTTGAATTTCCGAACCTGCTTGGGATTGAGGACATGGATCTTCCGCTGAAACCGGCCAAGGCTGCCATCCTCCCGGAGTGCGTAAACCAAGCTGTCTCCGTAGATAGAGGTTGCCTCCAGGCCGATCACCACATCGCTGAGATGCATGGAGCTGAGCGCCGACACGATTTTCTCTGACAATATTTTAGCACCGCCCAGGTTATTCTGCACGGAAAAACTGGAGTGTTTGCTGCCGTCCGGCTTCATCAGGTAGGCCACATTGCTTCTGCTGCTCACATCAATGCCAACGAATAGTGGGTTCATTTTTTCACCTCCCCCCGTGGAGATTTCAGGCCAGCAGGCTTTGAGATACCCATGATAACCGGAGCGTCCGCAACCTCGCGTATCAGAATCATTCCGGAGAAAGCCAATGCGATAGCCCTTACTGCGAACAGGGCGGCCTTACTTCCGGCAAACAGCCAATGAGTTTGCAGCTAACTTCTGGTTCAGGGGGACGGACTTTTTTTGAAGCAGCCTTTCGGCTCAACTGGAGGAACAAGAACTTGACCCTGCTGTCCTACAGCTATTGTATCACGGGCATCCTAAAGCCTGCTGATATTCAAAAGTGAACTAAGCAGACTCTCTTAAAAACGTCTGCAAATCTTATTATACGAGGAGGAAAAAGCAACTTTTTTCAAA